TCATCAGACAGCAGCGTGCCACCATTCGGCACGACGCCTTGTGCTACGCCGCTGAACTTGACTTGCGTGAACACCCCAACTGGGTATTCGACGCTAGCCCACAGGTTCAGGACTGCCCCGGTCGGCGTATCAAACCCCGTGAAATTGGGGAACAGCAGTTTGAACGTGGACAGCGCCACGGTCGCGGTATGCCTTTTGCGGCTGCCCATCTGCGTGCTGGCCGACTGCCAGAACGGGATTAGACAGCCAGTGGCGACAAGTCCTTGATACGTCGGCATACCGTCTCTGGGTTAGAACGTGGTGCCAGCGTTCCAGGCGCCGCCGATCTTCTCGTAGATCTTGCGGCCTACGATGTCCACGCTCAGATCGCCAGTGCGGCCCGAGTCATTGGTAGGCTGACCCGCGAAGACCGGCACAAAGACCTGCGGCGGGCCTTCAAGACGGAAATCAGGGCGCGGCGTGGCAGTCCAGCCAACGCCAGGGGTAAAATCGGAATTGCCGGCCATGGTTACTCTCCTTGGGGTTCCTGCACCCCATTTGCTTGGTTGATGCGCATCAGAATGAAGTCCAGCACACTGCGCTGTCCTGCGTTGTAAGTCGTTTGCCGCTCCGCCTCATGACCACCCTTGACGTAGACGGATCCGCCGAAACGGGTCGTCAACTCTTCAAGAATCAGCGACCCATGCGGGTTGTTCTCGAAGATTTCGAGATAGTCATGCGGCGTCGATTGCTTCAGATCACGGCCGCTCATGATGCGTCTCCACCCATTACGCGGCCTCCGCTTGCTTGGCTGCTGTCTGAATCATGGCGCTACCGGCCTCCTGTTGCAGTGCCATCTGCTGTTGCTGCTGCATTGCTTGTTCTTGGGCACGACGCTTGGCCTCGCGGATCTTCATTACATCCTCAGTCTTTCGCATAATCCGGGACGGTGCGCCAAGACCTTCCTGTACCACGCGTACAGCCTCGTCATCGTCGATATTGTCGAAGACAGCCGGATCTTGCTTAGCGGCAGCAATCGCCCCGACATCCGTGTACAGGCGCTCGATAGCCATAACACCTTCCATCTGCTGGGCACGGGCCATCGGCGAAACGTACTTGATGCTGAAGGCTTTGCCTCGCAGCGTGTCAGGCACTTCCGCGAAGATGCCAGCACGGTACGCAATGCCAAAGCAGCGCGTCACCAGAGGTTGCAGGTATTCGGCTTGGAGCCGGCCATATACCGGACCCAGAAGCTGGCGGATCAGTTCGACGCGGACATGCACCTCAGTGGCCGTCATCGAGGGGCCATCCTGCGGCTGCAACTGGTCAGCCATCAGCGAACGACGGATCTGGCCTTGCAACTGCCCGCGCAGCAGTTCCGAAACCTTGAAGTCAGAGCCAGTCAACAGCGGCTTCATGCTATCAACGCTGTTGGCGATGATGATCTTGCGCGGCCCTACCTTGACTTGCCGTGGGTTGAGTACGCCATCATCTTCGGCAATCCACATGCCAGACACGGCCAGTTCTGCTGCGGCCAACTCAAACCCGCACAGCAGGTTCAGTTGCTTCATGTCCGGCAGCGCATCGAACACCGGCCCAGTGGCATACACAGAGCCAGGCATCACGTTCCAGCGCGGCACGATGACCGGCATTTCGTGATAGCCCTTTTCCTCCACAATCGCACAGCTTTCGAGTTCGACAGTCATCGACTCAATCGGCAGGTTGCGCGAGCGCACACCATAGCCTTTTGCTTTGCGAGGCTGGATCACGCGGCAGAAACAGTACTTCTCGTCTGGCGTCTTTTCCGCTGCCGTGGCGATTTTGGCTGGCAGATTCTCGCTGCCATACTTCTCCACCGCCTGCTCTGCCGTGAGCTTGAATTCACGATAGACGATATCGATAGGCCCACCGGGGCGCGACGACGCGCAGTACAACTCGCTAATCGGCCATTGGTCGAACGTAAAGCCACCATCCGGCGCTTCCTCGCAATAGATCGCAAACCAACCGGCAATCACCCCATCGAGATTGCAGCCAAACGACGTGGCATCAAAGTTCGATGCGTGGATGTTGCGCCACAGCAGGTTAGCGGCCTCACTCAGCCAAAGCCGGTCGTCGTCGGTTTCGTGATCGACCTCAAAGTCGAACCATTGATCGTTGGATGGCGTGACCCCGGACTGAACACTAGCCGCCAGGTTGCGCGACGAATCAGTGCCGGTCGAATCCAGCAGGCGCGCCCGGTCGTTCTGGCCCTGCGATGCGTTGGCGTCGTAGCCGTAGAATCCAGTCCCGAGCATCGGATGCGTGAAGCGATAGCAGTCCTCCCACACGGTCACGTGCTGTTGCCTGTCGCCTTTGAGCGCATCCAGCCGTCGCTTGTAGACGGCGCCGCGTCGGTCCTGATCGATTGCCATTTACTGTCCGAGCGTGGTTTTACCGGCAGCCAGCGACGTGCCAGTGTCAGCCGACGACGAAGCGCCCATGGCAGAGCCAGTGCCGTACAGGCTGGTTGACTTGCGACGGCGCTGGGCAACCTGTTCGTTTGCCCTGACCTGCGCGGTGGTGTCAATGGCCTGCTGCTGCTGATTAGCGCTGGTCACAGGCTCTGGCGCGGGAGGCGCTTCGTCCTTTTTCCAGATGCCGGCAGGGTCCAGGAATTTGCTGAAGCTGAGTCCGCCACACATGACCGGCTCCTTAGGGAACGAGCCAGCCGTCAGCGCAGAGCACCGGGGCAGAGATCGTGGATTTGTCGACTTCGGACGAATGAGTACGGGCGAACTTGCTGTTGCCCTCCATCTCGACGCGCCCGGATGCGGCGCGAAGTTTGGCGTTCTCAGCCTTCAGCGCCTCAATTTGGGCCAGCACATCCATGTCACTGAGCGTGCGGACGTCATCAGCCTCGATCTCAAGCGAGTCAGCCTGATCGGTTTCGGGCAGCACCTCGCCCGGAGTCTGTACGGTGTAGTTGCGACGACCGCGCGGCATAGCCTATCCCTCTTTTGTGCTTGAAAACGCACTGAGGATAGGCGAGGTGGTGTTTGCAATCCGAACTATTTGGGCAAAAGAATGCCCGCGCATGGCGGGCTGTTAGTTGAGGGGCCGGTGCTGATCTCCGGCGTATTCCATGTCGCCGCGCATTCGCTGCTTTCGGCATCAGGGGCCATGGCGCGCATCAGCCTGCGCATTCCCTCACGGCTGGCGACCGCAGATCTTTCGATCTGGATCCTTCGGCATACGGTCCGGAGGTCGCCATGCGTGAGGCGCCTGTCTTTCCAGGCTGTCAGTCTGCTTGCCATGCCTTTCGACATAGCCATCCCGGCTAAAGAGACGGGCCTACGCCCGCAGATTTGGGCCTCGGCTGAATTATAGCCAATTACCGCACCTTTGCCGCGCTCAATTCCCGTGGCTTCATCGGGAGCATGGCGCGTTCCTTTCCCGTCGTGTCGATCCAAAACAGGATGACCCGTTCCCCATCCGCGTGGTTCGGCATCGAGCCGCACGCCCACCTGTAGATCGTGTCCTTCGGGATGCCGACCATAGCCGCAAGCGTGTAGAGGCTATAGCCGTGCCGCTTCAATTCGGCAACGACTGCGAACCAATCGACGGTCAGGGTTATGGTCGGCTGGCGGGTCATCACATCCCCCGCATCACGAAGTAGAACCAGAACATCGGCAGCATGAAGAGCGGCATCACGCGGCCTCCCAGTCGTCTTCCTGAGTTGCTGACGGCTCTACCGGCGCTTCTGGCTTGCAGAGCGTCAGCGTCGCGCCTTGCACGAGGAACAGGCGACCATCGGTGGTCAGCGCGTAACTGCCGATAACAGCCTGGATGCGGAGGCCGCCCATGTTGTCGAACTGCTGGAGCAATTCCCCGATGGCCTCATACCGCAACATGAAGCTCTGAGGCTTGTCGCTGATGGACTCTCGCTCGTAGTGCTCGCGCAGCGTGGTGATGTAGTCCATGTCAGAACACCCAGCGGTAAAGCGCGATGCCCAGCGCGGTTGGAATAGCGGACATGATCGTGTATGCCGAGATCATGAGCACGAGTGCGATGATGCCGATTGCTGCGTCCTTCATGTTCTCTCCTAGTCCTGGTACTTGTGAGTCTTGACGCGATTGTCTTTCCACCTGTCCACGACATCGCGCTGATCGCGGAATCTGAGGTTCACGTGGTCCGAACACATGACGTCTTTGATATTCCCTGCTGAGTCGGTCCAGACGTCTACCGTTGGCGTTTTATCGTCCTTGATAGCCTGGACGGTCTTGTGCGCGATCCAGCCTGCTATGCCGCCTGAGACGAGTCCCATAACGAGGCCGATGGGTAAGCCATAGTCAGTCATGATTTGTCTCGCAGACGAATGAATAACCAAGTCAATGCACCGCAGAAACCGCCTGACTGAAGCCAATTGAGTTGGAGCGAGTTGCCCACTATCGCGCACACAGACCAGAGCATAACAAGATCAATAATCTTCATTTCCCACCTCCCGTTCCTCGCTGACCTCGACCGTGATTGTCGCAGACGGCGTGTGCACTTCTACCTTCTCGAATACCAAGATCCACTCACCGTCGCGCTTTACCCACACATACTTCCCCTTGCTCGCGGAATGAACCGGACACGGCCGCAGCGAACCATCCCCAGAAGGACACGTGCATTCCATCTCAATCTCCCGACAAAAGCCAAATGGTGACAAGCACGCCGAGCGCCACGACTGCTACGAAGTAGAGGACCATGGCGTCGGATAGCGTCATTACTGGAACGCGCGGATTTCGTCTTCGATGCCGTTGTCTACGTATCCGCCTCTGTAATCCTTGTGCTCTTCGATGCATGCGATCACATCGTCTAGAGCTGCCTTGCGCGAGGCTTGCCAGGCAATGCGCGCGACATCCCGGCTTCGATTCCACGAAGGCCAGTATTTCGTTTCCCTCGCCGGCTCGTCCCCAAACTCATCGGCGAACCACTTCTCGAACTCTTCGGTCATGCTAGCTCCTTCACAGATTTTGGTACAGCACCCGTAGAACGTGCTGCCCGTTCTGCGTCTTGATGGCGCATGTAGTATCGATCCCCGTTATATCGGGCCTTACCGTTCCATAACGTCACCCGATACTTCCATCCAGCATTTGTCCCAATGCATTCAATCTCGTAACTCATGCTCCCTCTCCCTAGTGTGTAATGGCCTCGATGGCCTGTTCTACATTCTCGACTACTGCCACTTGGCCGCGCCACTCTGCGTGCCACTTCACCTGATCTTCAGTCAGCTTGCGCGCGGATGGCGGCTTGCTGCCGTCCTTCACTTCGAGCAGGCTTACGATTCCTCGCCATCCGACCAGCAAATCCGGGCATCCTTGGCCCACAGCGTGAAGCGACTGGACGCTCGCCCCGATCTTCCGAAGAGCCTCCACGATCTCAGCCTGGTTCGCGTCTACCTTGGCCGCCCTACGCATTCGATGGCTCCAAAACGCGCGCGCACGCGTGATGCAACTCAGTTGCAACAACCTTATCCAAGCTGCCAAACTCCAGACCCAACTTGGCCTCAATCTCACGTGCAAGCCCCTCGACGATACGTAGACGGTTGTACGCGTACTTGCTCAGGTTCTGGAGCGGAAGCGACAATGCTTTGGACGCGTTGGTCAGGCAAGGCGCTTCAAAACGTCCAGTAATCTGCTTGCGCAGGTTGTAGCTGCGACGCTTGTAGACCGCATCCATGTGGCCTACTGCGGATTCGTTGCGCGGGTAGTCTTTCATTGCTCATCCTCTCCGTTTTCGTAGTCGGCGACCTTTCGGGCAATCGCTACCTTTCGGTCAGCTTCCTCTTGGCGCTTGCGCTCACGCTCTGCCTCAGCTTCTTCGGCCTCATTCGCTCCCCGCACCCGAAGCGACGCCATCAGTTCCTTGAGCTTGCGCAAGCCCTCCGGGCTAGGCGGCAGATCATCTTGGCCCATGCGGACGGCAGGCGGCAGAAGCGCAGCCACTTGAGGTGCGGGCAGCAAGCCAAGCCGCTTGGCCTCAGACAAGGCAGCATCGCGCTTGTGCGGGTCATTCCCGATGGATGGCCACCACTTAACCGGCCCTGTCGAACTCGCGCTCAGGCGCTGGTATGCCTCTTTGAACGCCATCCGCGCCCCAACCTCATCCCCCAGATCCATGATCGGCTTGCAGATTCCCCATGCCTCAGCAATCTGGTCCGTCAGCATCACGGTTTCTCGCTCATCGCACGCCTTCACAGCGATGGCCCACGCTTCCTCAGCGCCCAGTCTCCCGACCTTGGCCCCAGCATTCAGGATCTCCAGCAGGTTGCCAATTGTCGGCGCGTACCTAGCCTCCTGAGCGATGTGCTGAAGGCAGGCAGCACGGACTTGCGTGATATCGAAAGCGCCAAGCATCTCCCACCAAAGCCGCAGCGTTTCGTTCATCGGCTGGTCGCGGTGGTAGTTGTCGAATGTCGCCTTGATGACTGCGGCGAATTGTTTTTTGTCCTCATCACGCATGATTCGCTGCCTCCATGTCGATAGTCATCCCGTCATCCTCGGGGCCAAACGTTGCCAGAAACCCCTCAATGCTTCGGTCATCACCTGGAAGCGGCGCCCCAAGCTGTCCCACGTACTGAGCAAACTTCGAAGCACCAAAGAGCGTTTCTGGCCGCAGATACTGCTCGAACTTCGTGCCCGTCCACTGCCTGACCTTCATGTCCACAACAGCTTGCATGTCAGCAACTGTCGCTCCCTCCTTAAGCCTCGCCCGGATAATCCGCATCGTTGCCGGCACGGGGCGGAAATCTCGCTTTGCCTTGGCATTCAGGTGCTCAAGCACTTGGCATCCATCGTCCGGCTTGCCGGACAAGAGGGTTAAAGACTTTGGTTCTTGGTTATTGGTTATTGGTTCTTGGTTAGCTTGTGATCCGGTTTGATCTGGGTTTGGTTTGCTAACCGAAGAAAACCCACTGGGTTTTTCTGGGTTGCCTTCTGGTTTGGTCTTGGTTCCCTTCGGGCGCCCACCCAATCTCCCGTTTTCCCTTGCCACGTCTGCCTTGGAGCGGTATTTGGCTATCTCAGCTTCGCACCGCTCGTGCTCATACCCCCGGTCAGTCAACGTGAACTTGTAGGAGAGCAGGTCAACTACCGCCGCCTTCTCTTCCGCACTACGGACACCAATTGCCTTGCATAGCTTTTCGATGTCAGCCGGTAGTGGTTCTTCCGTGTCGTAGTACACGTCGAGCATGTCCCGATAGATCCAACGCTCGACGCGAGTCATGTTGACCGTTCCAGAGCGGAAGTCTCCGATGTGGTGGTCGTAGTAGTTCATTAGCCCTACTCGACAGCAGCAAAAATCCGAGCGAATTCCTCCACCAAAATTGCTTGGCAGATTACGTGCTCGTAACGGGTGGAAATGGCAGACGTCAGCGGATCGCTGTTGTCGGTAGATGCGCCGGAGTTGGCGCTTGTGGCAGATTCGCCGCTGGCAGGCGGCAGACTCTTGATGGACATTTACAGCACCCTTCCCTTAAAGGCGCTTTGGGCGGGTCACAGGAGCCTGGAAGGACTCCCTGATTCTAGGAGCTGCGAGGGTACGCGCGCCCCTATGACCCTGCCAAAACGCAATCAACATGCCTGTGTTCGGCTTCCAGACCTACACTCCAGGCGCTCTATAAAGTTTCACGAACTGTACAGATGCTCTAGCCATTGTAGGACGTTTCTGACTTCGTGTGACCTATGGAAACCCTAAAAACCCGACATCGTTACAAAGTGTTGCAGGCGGGCACATACGCTTGACATGCGTAAACGTCCGCCTCTGCGTCACTTCTCACCCTTCTCCATCTTCTGTTTGGCGAGCTTCAGGAGATGTACGGTAGCCGGCGTAGGCGTCGTATCAGGGTCATTGGCAATGTACGAGATCGCACGTTTCGATACCTTTGACTTCTTGGCGACAGCGGGCCAGTTACCTTTGATCGACAGGAGCCAGGCTCGGACTTCCATCAGGTCTTTGTCATATGTCACGTTCGCTCCTTGTGTAAGTGACTCGGTTGCAATGATAGCAGATCGCTGCAGAAGTGCATAGTGCAATCGGATGCAAATTGTCCTTGCGCTACCGGATTGCTGGCGCTATGATTCATCCATCGACAACGCAACGCGCAAGGGGAAACGAAATGAACGCAACCAGGATCACGTGCCGCCGCTGCAAGGGTTCCGGGCTTGTCGCATCCCCGGTTGTCTACGCTGGTATCCCCGGCGGTTGCTACAAGTGCGACGCCACGGGCGAAGTCTACAAAGACAAGTTCTCCGCAGAATTCATCAACAAGGCCGGTGAGTTTTACGGCTTCACCGTGGAGTATCCGCATGGCCTGTTCGCTAACAAAAACATTGCGCGATGCACCGAGGAAGACCTGCGTAACGTTGGTGCTGGCGTAAAGATCGCCAAGATTACTGAAGAGCAGGCGCGTAAGTTTTTTGAACGCTACGGCGTTGCGACCACTATCAAGACTGAAAGGGCAGCAGCATGAAACCGCAAATCTCCACCCGAATCACGGCGGTATTTTGGAAAGATCGCATCGGCTACATGGTTGTGCGATCGTTTCGCTGGCCGGATCGCGGCGAGTCAAGCATGGCGACTTTCGTGAAGTTTGACGACATCGTGTGGTGCTGAATGCTGCGCGCCGCCAAATGGGAAAAGGACCGCGCCTACTCGCGGGGCTATTGGCGATACGGCCAAACCGGATGGATCATTCGTGCCATGCCGAGCGGCGGGTATCGCGTCTATCCGCCAATGGGGACTGATCGTCAAAACTTCGAAACGCTGACACGCGCAAAGGCGCACGTAGAAATCACGGTCGGGCTGAATCTGACCGCCTAACCACAACCCGCCCGCTTCGGCGGGCAGTAATACAACGGGAGCAGACATGGACAAGTACGACGCGGAAGAGCGCATTGATAGCGATCTGCGAGCTGGGGCAATTTCTGAATACGTGGACGGGGAGACGGCGCTTGAGGTGCTCGGCGATTTGCTGGTGCTGTTCAATAAGCCGGCATCGATTGACGCGAATCTGATCGAGCATCTGCGCGCGGTGAATCTGGCAATCTCTGGCCGGCTGTCTGCGTTCTGCGACAAGATCATCGCGGACAACATCGAGCACGTGATTGCGGCTGACGACGAAGAGCGGCGGGATTCGCGCTCTACCTACTTCGAGATGGTTTCTGACAAGGTGCACTGATGAACTGGCGCGACTTCTTTAAGAGCTTCGGCGAGTCATATCTCCACCCGCGCTTCTGCGGCGAGCAACACGACTCCATTACCATCGAGCAACTCTACCAAGCGTTCCGCGCCCGCATGCAGGACGAGGATAAGGAGCAAACATGATCCTCCAGCACATGTACAACCGTAGCCAGCCGCACATTGACCGAGTTGTGGACGACTTCGGACGTGAGATTGTATTTCGTTACGGTGGATCGCCGATTGACGGAAAGACCGTGCAACTTTCGTACTACTACCTGGACGGGTTCTGTGACCCCGACTTTTACAAGGATGTTTGGGGGACGGTATGAGCAATATTAATGACGGCGGTCCGGCGTTTCCCGCAGATGAACTGCATGACCAGACACCGCCATATCGTCACCTTCTGGCATCGCAGGGCATGACCCTGCGTGACTACTTCGCGGCGAAGTGGATGCAAGGATGGATGGCAACCCCTAGCACGATAGATGTGAGCCGTGAGGAATGCGCCCACGAAGCATATCGAATGGCGGATGCCATGCTGGCCGCGCGGGAGAAAGCATGAAGCACACCCATTTCCGCACCCCGCGCACGACTGAGCAGGCATTCGGCCTGTACCAGACCTATCAGCCTGAGCACAAGAAAGAGTCGCGCTGGTGGTGGCTTGCGGCGGCTGTCGTAATGGTCGCTATCGTTTGGATGATCTGTTCCTGATTTATAACCCTCAACGCCGGCTTAGTCTCGGCTTAAGGAGATTGTATGACCGCAGCAACCACTACCGAATTGCATTCCCTCGCACTGAGCGAGCCTGAACTCATCAAGGTTCTCCAGTCGTCGCTATACCCTGGTGCGAATCTCGAATCCATCAAGATGGTCATCAGTTACTGCAAGGCGTCCGGTCTGGACCCGATGCAGAAGCCGGTCCATATCGTTCCGATGTGGGACAGCAAATCAGGTGGTATGCGAGACGTCATCATGCCGGGTGTCAATCTCTATCGCACACAGGCCGCTCGCTCTGGGCAGTTTGCTGGCATGACTGAGCCTGAATTCGGCCCAATGCTGACCGAGACACTTGGCGGGCAGTCGATCACTTTCCCCGAGTATTGCAAGATCACTGTGCGCCGTCTCATGCCAAGCGGCATCGTTGCAGAGTTCTCTGCCATCGAATACTGGATGGAGAACTACGCAATCAAGGGCGGCAAGGAAAAGTCAATCGCCCCGAATGCCATGTGGACGAAGCGCCCACGCGGCCAGCTTGCTAAGTGTGCATCAGCACAGGCTTTGCGTATCGCCTTCCCCGAGATTGCATCGCAGCCGACCGCTGACGAGATGGAGGGCAAGCAGATCATCGATATGGGGCCGGCAAAGGAGGCACCAGCGACGATTGCCGCCGCATCCCTTCCTCAGCCCGCAGAACGCACCGAAGAAATTGAAGGCGCAATCTTCCGTCTTGAACTGGTGGCGCGCGAGGAAGGTATGGACGCCTTTGCAGGGGCATGGGCAGAACTGACAACCGATATGCGAAAGGCTATCGGCGCTGACGAGAAGGACCGCATTAAGGCAATGGCAATGCCGGAGGCTGGCGATGAGTGAGCCACTACAACGCACTCCTGAATGGAGGGATGAGCGCGCCGGCAAGATCACGGCCAGCCGCTTCGCTGATGTCATGGCCTTCACTGACCCCGAGCCTGGCGCCATTTACAAGTCTGGTCCCCGCAAGGGTCAGCCTAAGCTGCCGACATCTACCGCAGCCCGCGACAAGTACATGCGCGAACTGTGCTTCGAGCGGCTATCAGGAAAGCCCGTGCACGAAATTTCCGGCATGGCCCTACGGTGGGGCGCCGAGGTCGAATCGTACGCACTGAGCGCGTTTGAGCTGGAAACAGGGCTAGTCGTGCAGCCGGCATGCTTCGTCACTCATGCCGAATACAAGTTCATCGGCTGTTCTGCTGATGGCCTGATCGGTAAGGATGGTGGCGTTGAGAACAAAGCGCCACATGATGAGGCGGTACACATCCAGACGATGCTTGAAGGGATGCCAGACAACCATATCCCACAGGTGCAAGGCTGCATGCTTGTAACGGGCCGGAAATGGTGGGAGTTCATCTCGTACGATCCACGCGCTGGCGAGAACTACCGCCTATATCACCAGCGTATCGAGCGCGACGAAGAGTACATCGCCAAACTCAAGGACGGAATCATGCGGTTCGAGGCCGAACTGCAATTGATGGTAGCAACACTGCAACAGAAGTCAGCGTAGGGGTCAGCATGGAAGACATCGTGAATCGCCTGGAATCGGCCAATGAGTTTTGCGAGTCGATGGAGGCTAGGCAATTAAGGAAGGACGCCGCTGAGGAAATCAGGAAGCTGCGCCGGGATGTGGAAGAACTGAAGGGAGACGGGAAATGCCAACACGACGCATGACTGACGAAGAGCGCAAGGCTAAGTATCTGGCGCGGGTAGCAAAGAATGCGGAAACCAAGAAAGCCCAGATGGCCCGCAATCGCGCCATGTTCGAAGCGTGCCAAGCGAACCTGCAAAAGGTAATGGAGATCATCGAAGAGCGCCAAGGCGCAACGCGTGACGAAGTAGCTAAGGTTATGGACCGCTCATCCAATACCGTGAAGCAATGGATCGCGCGCCTGTTCACCGAACAGAAGATCTACATCGTGGACTACATCTGGCAGGATGGACGCAGGACGCGGATGCCCGTCTACCGTGTAGGCAATAAGCCGAATGCACCGATGGAAAAGTCGCGCGAAGACGGCAGCCTGGTACGCACTATGGACGAGGAGGCCATGGCACAAGCAGAAGTCTGGCGCCGGCACGAGAAGTGGCTCAAAGAGTGGCGCCCGCACGTCGATCCGGCTGCTGCGTGGATGATGAATCCTGTTGCTTGACATATGTCGGCACATGGCATATGATTCATCCATCGACAACGCAACGCGCAAGGGGAACGAAATGGAAAACATCGCCAAGCAAGCCGAAATCCTGATCGCGCTGCATAACCGTGTGGCGGGTTTCACGAAGCAACGCGGCGGTACGTCTGGTTACTCCCTGAAGGTGAACAACATGGCGCGCAAGGCTGCCCAGGAACTGGAAGCCGCAGGGACGCAGGCAGATGCTGCGAAGAAAATGGCGTTCGAAACTTTGGCAAAGGCACAGGTAATCAAATGAACATCCCGGATGAAATACGCCAACGCGCCACCGAACTGGTGGCGCAATGGGAAGCGGAAGACCCAATCGACCCGCAGAAATGGCCATCGCAGGTTGTCGAATTGCTGCGGGAACTGCTCACCTAACCACAGCCCGCCCGCTACGGCGGGCACCAATATGACAAAGACGCAGCTAGCTCTAGATATGATGCGCTCGAATCCTGGCATGACGGCGTATGCGGCGGCTAAGGCTGTCGGCATGAGTCAGTCAGTGCTTACCCGAGCAATCAAAGCCAGAAACGACAAGACCAAGAAGCGCTGCCCCACGTGCGGGCACATCGTAAAGGACGCGAAATGACCAAGAACGAAGCCGCGAGCGTGGCGCCGGGGCTGACCCGCTTCGCACCCAGCTCGAAGCACGAGGACGGCATGATGCCGATGTCAGATGGTGACTATGTGCTCCTCGCGGATGTGCTCGCCCAAGCCGCACCGCCTGCCGCCATTCGGTGCGCGTGTTGCGGCTATCTCGTAACGCAAAGCGAGCACAAAGGCTGTTTGCGCGCTGCCGCACCGCCTGCCGCGCCTGTGCAGGATGAGCGCCAATGCACGTGCGGCAGTGGTCCCGGTGGCGGCCATTCGCGGACATGCCAGATGTTCGATGAATCCATGATGCGCTATGACCCGTTCGGTCTGGCGGCGCAGCAGGATGAGCGTGAGGCGCGGGCATTCGAAGATTGGCTAGCCCGAGTGTGCCCATCCGGCGACTGCGAGGCAGTGCAGCGACAGTGGGAAGAAAGCAGTGATTACGCTGACTTGCATGATGACCAGCAGGCGCAGGCCGATGCGGTGGCGGTGGCGGCATTCGAGCGGTGGTTGTGTAGCGAAATGCCGGCCGGCACGGTCATAGGCGACCCGAAATGGTGGGCGCCTCGCATCCTCCGCGCCGCCCTGTCCCGCGATATGGAGAACGACAATGGATGACATCCAGTCGATGCTTAATGCCCAGCGAGATTTCAAGGTAAAGGTTGAAACGCTGGCATGGAAACTGGCAGATGCAAGGCGCGAATGCATGAAGTGTGGCCGCTCATTGTGCCGATATGAGTTGATCTGCATGCGATGCCCACTATTCCGCGTCGCCCTGTCCCGCGAGCAGCCGCAACCGTCGAATGGCGACCGGGAAGGGGGTGACGGTGAATGAGTTGGCACTTTTTGCAGGAGCAGGAGGTGGCATCCTGGGCGGACACCTGCTTGGATGGCGCACCCGATGCGCTGTTGAAATTGATCCCTACGCCCGCGCTGTCCTGCTCGCACGACAGCGAGACGGCATCCTTCCGAGATTTCCAGTGTGGGATGACGTTGCAACGTTCGATGGGAAGCCCTGGAGCGGCCACATCGATGTTGTGTCAGGCGGATTCCCTTGCCAGGACATCAGCAACAGCGGACATAAACTGGGCCTCAAAGGCGAACGAAGCGGACTCTGGCGAGAAATGTCCCGGGTCATTGGCGAAGTACGACCGCGCTACATCTTCCTGGAGAACGTCGCAGCGCTGCTTCATCGAGGGATGGGCGAGGTTCTCGGAGATCTGGCCCAGATGGGGCTTGATGCGAGATGGGGTGTGTTGGGATGCGCAGATCTCGGCGGCCCGCAACCCCGAGAACGCGTCTGGCTTGTGGCCCACCCTAAAGGCATCGGACGGCGACCAGTATTCGAGGAACTTCGCCTACTTCGAGAGAAGGCAAAAGGTGGCGCCGGATCTGCCAGTCATGGTGGCGCTAAAGACTCCGCCGACGGAAGCAGGTTTCTATGGCCGCCTGAATCCGGACTGGTGCGAGTGGCTGATGGGGTTCCCGGTCGGCTGGACCAAATTAGGGTCGCTGGAAATGGACAGGTTCCTATCGTGGCTGCAACAGCATGGCATCTACTCGGGCACTGAAGGCTCGAAGAATGGGGGAAATGGAAATGGCTGAGGTAGCGAAGTGCCCGTTCTGCAAGGACGGCGGGCGCCCCGGCGTCATCGATGAGCCCGGCAGTCTGTTCGCACAGGTGCATTGCACAGCGTGCCGGGCCTGCGGCCCGCGTGGCTGCGGCTTGACTCGCAAGACACGTGAATCTGATGCAATCGCCGCATGGAACGCTCACGTCGAAAGCCGCGCCAGCAACGCGGGCGGGGCTGTGGCCCTGACAACTAACGCAGAGTACATGGCCGGATATCGTGACGGCTTTGGCAGCGGTTACGGAGAGGCATTGGCAAACGCCGCCGTGTACGTACAGGACCATTGCGAAGATGGCGATGAGCAATCAGAGGTTATCCGTAAGCTGAAAAGGCCAGACACCCACCCCGCCCCCGCATCGAAAGAGCCTGTGGCGGATGGGGGAATCAGTTTCGATGAATGGTATGCAGGGCTGTCTCCGCAATGGCAGCGAGTAATTGAAGCGGACAGCGCAGCAAAAGGATGGACGGCCCGCGCCGCGCTCGCCACCGCGCAGGCGGATCAATGGGTGCCTGTCGTCCATGGTGATATCCCCGATAAGGGGACACCGGTAATCGCATGGCATGAGGATTTCGGTGCGATCACCATCGACGCCGAATACCTGGCGCCGAGCTTCCCTGAATACACGCACTGGATGCCGCTTCCCGCAGCGCCAGCCAAGCCGGAGGGGGTGTGATGAGCGCGACCGCACGAATCCGTGTTGAGGTAGAGGTGACCGTGGGAAGCTGGAGCGAGGCTGCGACGTTCGCGGAGACCAAAGACCAAGTGAAGCGCGAAGGGCTTCAGATCATTCGCAATGCGCTGGCAGAAAAAGGCGGCCGCATCATCGGAGAGCCGAAATGCCTCTTCGTGATCGCGCACGAAAAGGAGGGGGTGTGATGAGCGATATCTGGATTGTCACCGCTGACACGGATTACGAGGGCTTCACAAACCTGAAGGCGTTCACCGACGAGGCGCAAGCCGATGCTTTCGCTGCCGAGTGCAACGCCTACAACGCGACAATGCCGTGCGCACCTGGCGTTGTAGAGGACTCGCCCGAGAACGATGAGGAGTGGGATAAGTACACGGCAGATATGAAAGCGTGGGAGGCTACGCATCCTGCCGGAGAATGGTATACAGGTCAGCACTACACCTACAGCATGCAGAAGTGCGCACTAGAGAGCCGCCCCACCCCGGAGCAATCGCGCGAGACGCGGGAAGAGTGGTTTTCCGGGGTAAATGTGTGGGGATCAACTAGCGCAGGCTGGATCGATTTCATTGATCGGTATGAGTACGCGCCAGATGAGTTTATTGCGTGGCTTCGCGCCGCCATGGATCGGTCGGCGACGGGGCGGGAGGGGTAGCGGTTGGAGGGCGCGCTGATTTTGGCGCTGATCCTAGTCCTAGTGGCATCGCTGCTGATGCTGCTGGACTTTCACTCTGTCATGCGGCATGAGGAAACGTTGCCGTTTGTGGTACCCGCGTCAGTAGTAAGCCTTGGGCTGGCGCTGGCTATTGTTTCGGTTTGCTAGGAGATGAGCAATGAGTGACGATGAAATCTACGAACTGGCGATAGAAGTAGCGCATGAGTTCTACGACATATACTTTGCCGCGCCACCGAGCCGTGAAACCGTGATCGAATTCGCGCGCAGACTCATTAAGCAACACGAGATCAATTCGCTCTAGGCTTCCATCCACAGATGCGCGCGCCGGCCCTGTTGTGTGACAGAATCTGGCGCGCTGTCTCAGCGGTCAGGATGTCGTCACGGTCCACGTAGATCGGTGCAGTCCAGTCACATCCGGTATCCACAAAGCGCACGCGATCAGTTTCGCCCGTTACCCCACTCGTCGTGCAGGACGCGCACAGGATCAGGCACGGCAGCAGCAGCATTGTCTTCATTGGTCTTCACCTTGGCGTTTGTGGCGCCTGTCCGCGCGGCCTGTGCATTGTCTTTGGCTACGGTCGCATCCTTCTCTGCAAGTTCCTGCTTGGCCTTGGCGACAGTCGTTTGCGCCTGCTTGTGACGTGCCCAGCCGAACAGAGCGCCAGCAGCGGCTAGAAGGAACGGCCATGCATCAGCAAGGAACGCCAGGATAGCAGTCATGCAAACCTCCGGATCAGCCACGGTTTCAACTCGACGCGCCAGAATGCGAACAGGACGCCAATAGCCATAGCCGAAATAAGCATGACCTGTGACGTATCACGGCAGACGCTGGGGCGCATGTTACCGACTGCTGCAAGTGCCACAATGCCAAGCACAAGCGACCAGCCCGTACGAGTCGGTACCTTGTGCGTATAGACCAGCCAGAAGCAGCCGGCGAGGATCACGAAGCTGGCGGCGAGGTTCAGCAGTTCCATTTCAGTTCCCGATGAAACGCCCTAGCACTCGCCGGATGATGTCAGGGATCTGCTGCATCAGGTTGATCGCAACAGCAAACCCGAACGCCGTAGAAGTGGC